TATTCATTCTTTTAGCAGATGCTTCTGTGGGTATAAAAGTATTGTACTCAAACTGATCGTCTCCTCCAAACACACCAAGAGTAGGTGTTTCTGCACTATACGGTTGAATACCATCATCCAGCGCCTCTGCAAGTATATTAGTTATTTGCTGTTGATTTATATTTGGGTTTTGTTCCATTGACTGGGTTATAATTTGTGTAAGCTGTTGAGACATCGTTTCAAGCGATGAACCATAGCTTGGGTTTGCGACTATTTCTCCTGTTTCCTCATTACGCTTAAAAGCTTGAGGAAATATACTTGCTAGTGTAGGAGTAAGTGACTTTGATATATTTGCGGTGTCTGTAACACTAAAACGATCAGGTCCTGCACCCTCCTGAGCTTTCGCGTCAATTTTCATTTGTTCTCGTTCCGTTGCTCCCTCTTGTTGCAGTCTTTGTTGTAACATAGTATTAGCAGATGCACTATAGTTTTCCATAACTTCTAATACATTTGAAAAAGCATCAAAATTTTCTATTGTAAGTGGCTCTCCTTGAGCCTTTCCTCCAGGAAGAAAAGCAAAATGGTTTACTTCTGTATCAGGCACAGAATTACCATCTGGTCCTACTCTTGGTCTTACATCAGTTTGATTTAATTCAGTAAACTCTGCAAGTAACATCTCATATTGACTTTCAAGTCTGTTCATGTTAGTCACTGCATCATATCCTGGGTCACCAATACGCTCAAAATGATCTTTTAAATTTGCATGAAATGGAGCAAATTTATTTAATCTCATATCATTGTTGTTTAGAATTAAATTAAGCTGATTATTTGATGCTGCTAATTCTTTTTCAAGTAATATATCAGCTACTAATCCTTCTGGACCTTTTTCTTTATAATAACCTGCCATAGCTTCTTCAGTAGTAATTTTATTTTTTCTTAAAATATTATTTAAATCTTCATCTTTTAGCATTTCACTATACAAATGCCTAAGTGATTCATTAGTTATTCGACTTCTTTCGTTTGCCAAATCTTGTTTCTGTAGCTTACCAGGAAGCATTTGTTGTGTTTCAAGAGTTTGCGCTTCATACATATCAGCTATTGAGCGTTGTTTCCTTTGCCCTGTTAAATGTGATGCTACTGTTTCTATTGCCATTGTGTTTTACTCCTACACTATTTTGCCAAAAGGTTGGTCACCTAGATTTATGTTTATATCTCCACCAGGGTCTTGTGGTTTGTTACCTCCAAAAATACCTCTGGTAACAGCTGAACCTAATTCCCCTAGCGTAGTTTCTCTTGGTCGCAATTCTCTAGCTTGTTGCTGCTGAAGAGCAACCAATCTAGCCGTCATAGTATCTGCCCCACCTGCCAAAGACGCATAAAATTCTTTTTCTTGGCCAATAAATTTTTGTTCAAGGTCCATAGTACCTCTTATTACTTCCTCAGCACCTTTTCCTGCTTCAGCTGGATTGTGTCCTTGAGCAATCATTAATCTAGTTAGCCTATCTTTTTCTCTTTCAAGAGCGGCAGTATAAGTTGTAGGTAATTCCCCTCTATCCAATTTTGCTATATTTTCTTTAGCTACTTTAGCATAGTGATCAGAAAACTCACTTCTATATTGGCCTATATTTTGTTGTAAAGCATCTATTTGGCTTTGTCTTATATCCCCTTCATACGCAGAGAACCCAGCATCAATAATATCTCCAATTTTGTCTTTATCAAATCCAAGAATTTTACTATCTGTTAATCCACCCTGTGTAGTTCTTTCAGTGGCTAATTTTTTAATGCCTTCCGATCTTCCAGCTAATGCTATACCAGTTTGATCTAATATAGATGTTTGACCTGGCATATTTGCAGTAACAGAAGATGGATATCTAACACCCATTCCAAATCCAGCTTTGGTACCTATTGATTTTGACGCTTGCAATGTTCCTGCTGAAAAAGCTGATGGCATTATACCTGTAGCGGCTAACCTTCCTGTTTGTCCTAATCCATGCGCACCCATTACTAAGCTTGATGATGCCTGCTGTGCTCCAGTAGCTCCACCAAGTCCTCCTAAGGTACCACCAAATTTTGCACCAATTCCAGCAGTTACTCCCCCTAGTATTGCTCCTTTTATACCTCCGCCAGCTAGTAAGCCTCCAGCTGCTCCTCCAATTGCTGCAGCAGCAAAAGGTGCAATCATTGGCATAGCATAGGGAGCCACTATTGGCAGTGCCACAGATGCAACTGTTCTTAGTATTTTCCCTTTTATATATAGTGGAGAAAAAGCAAATCCCATTATATTTTTCCAAAATTTAAAAATCATGATTTATTTTCCTGTTCTTTTAAGTAATCTTCAAAAGTATCGTCTACAATTAATTTATATATCTCATCCCCATAATCCATTACAAACTTCTTACCGTGAATAATTAAAGCAATATGTAGTAATACTGCTCCTAACTCATATCTTAATACATGAGATATATCTAATCTCTCTTTATTTTTTTCTAATTTTGCTGATGCTACAAATGTCATACAAGCGTGAGTTATGGCTGGTTGTATTACATTAAAATTTGTAATATAAAATTTATTAGTTGGTAACTCTACCAATAAAAACCAAAGTACATTGTGAACATCTTCATTTTTATTATCTTTATCTATTAAATCATCCCAAAAGTGTGCTGTTGTATGTAAGCCTTTCCATAGATTTCTAGCATCTACGTAAGATTTAGGAATAATATCATTTATTGTCATTTCCATTTTATGCTGTATACCAATTAGTTGCGTCAACTGCTATATATCTTCTTGAAGCTCCTTCACCAAGTGCATTGGAGTCTACAGCATTTGCTGAACCGCCATCTATGGCGTCATCTGTGTTAGGCCATATTTGTATGTCTTGGGCTGCGTCATCATTTATAATTAAAATTTCTAATCCAGCAGCAGCTGATGGTAACTTAACTCCATCGTTGTCAGCTCCTACTGTTGTTACTCTATTTATATCTTTTGTTAAAGCTGTTGCCCCAGCTTGAGTTTGAGTAGCTCCAGCAGTTATAGAATTAGTTACTGACTTTACAAAATTTCCTCCAGCAATAACTCCAGTATGTTGTGCTAAAGTTAAATGATATCTTTCTCCACTACTTCCACCTTGGTGGCTTTGCAAACTATTATGTGTACGAGTAGCTATAGATGTAATATTAGAATCAGTAAAATTTAAACCATTAAATGTACCTACTGAGGCTCCTCCACCTAAACTTCTACTTAGTTCTTCAAAATATTTTATCCATAGGTGAGAACTAATTGGCGTATGTAACGGTGGAGGTCCTAAAGCCATTAATTATTTCCTTCAGCATATTTACCTAAGTATACTCCCATTTCAAGAGATTCTAATCTAAGAGGAGTATTAGCAGTATGCTTTAATCTAAAAGATCTTCTATGAAATCTTCCTAAAGATACTAACCTCGGATAAGTATCTTGCATGTCTACTGTGCGAGAAGTACCATATGTATTATAATCATCATCAGACCAATCTATAGTTAATGCAGATGATGACCCTTCTACATCACCAACAACTGAGAGCCTGAATAAAAATTTAGGTCTTGTAGTTAAAAAATCAAGCTTGTTAGTTAATATTTCTACTTTAATATCATTTGTTGAATCTTGATTAATATCAAGATCCATTCTATATACTTTTCCATTATCTTCATCTAAAATAAAATGCTGGTCATCATGATTACAATAATCTATACCAGTAAAATAAGTTTCACTACTTCCATCAAAAGATGTCCACTCAGACCAAGTACCGTCTCTTAAATCACACACTAAAGTTTTAGCTGTATTTTTAAGAGTTAATACATAAAATTGATGCCCAGCAATTCTCATTCCATAAGCGTATGCATCATCTATTCCATTACCACCAGCATTTGCTTCCTCATCAATCAATCTTTCTACAGGCTTAGTGCTTACTGTTCTTAAATCATTACCACTAAACATCATAACAGATTTACCACCTGAACGACCTTGAGCCATCCAAACGATTGTGTTTTCTCCTGACCAAACAGTTTTTCCATTAGCACACCCATATCGTATAGCAATACCTTCTACTGGGTCTAGGGTAGAACCTGACGCATTACCAGCGTTAAAGAAAAATTCTGTTGACCATTCGTTAAACGCTACTATATAGTTTAAATGTCTAGCTAGTGCTATCCCTTGATCAGGCTCTAACTGGCAAGTAAGTTTATGTGTAGCTGTCCAGTCTGATGGATCATTTACAGCAGAGTGAAATATTTCACCAGTAGATCCTTTCATAACAAATATAAATCCATCTAAGTTAACTATGCCTGGAACTAACCCAGTTGGTATATCAGAGTCAGTCATTTTTGTCATTGTACCATCTGCAGCAACTGTCCATATTTTATCAGTTACTCTAAATACTAACCTTGGGGTACCACCTCTAATCTCAGTTACATCTACTCTACCAGTAGCATCATCCAATGTACCACTTAATGCTGAACCATCTTTGTATATTTTATTTCCAACAACAGCATAAATAGCATCACCATCTGGCCAAGCATATAAAGCTCTTCCAGCAGCTGTAGCTGTAGTCTGAGAATCTGAAAACCCAGGCCTCTTAACTACATATGTTAATGGTGCATCAACATCTTTACCACTAGCAATTTGTTCAGGAAAACAATTTTTAAACCATTGATCTTCCGATGTACTAAATTGACGTTGATTAGGTAATGCATACAAAGGAACTCTTACTACATCCATATTAGCCATAGTAGTTACCTTCTGTATGTTCCCTGTCTGTCAGCTGGAAGTAAATATAAAGACTCTTGTTCTGATGACCAAGCATCACATTGTGCCTTTAACGACGCTGATATTTGAACTAACTCAGCTAACCTAGTATCACTTACTCCATATTTAGGAGCTATAAAAACTGCTAACCCCCAACATATTGGCATATACCATTCTTGTGGAAAGTCAGGCTCACTTTCGTTAGTTATGCCATCAAAGTCTTCATATGCTCTTGTAACATATAAATGTATTCTATCGTTTGTATATGAATCATCAGGTACAGGCCAAACATTCATGTTTGACGTAGTTACTTGAGGGTCAAAAAATAATTGGTTTATTCTTCCACTTTCACCTTTCTTGCTTAAATCAACATACTCTGATCTTGATATTACATCTATAGGTATATCTGTGTCATCTGTAGTTCTTACCCAAGCATTATTAACACCTAAAATCTTTTGTGTAAACGCATTTGTAAACGTATATACTCTGTCATTATCAGATGCATCGTCATCTATTGCATCAGCAATAGTTAATGTTGTACTAGAACCTACAACAGTGATAGTACTAAAATGTATTCCAGAAGAATCTGTTACTACACCTATCGTATCACCAACAGCCATTCCAGTAGTAGAGTCTACAGTTAGAGAAGTTGCTCCTGATGACACACTACCATTTAGTTGAGTGTTTATAACCTCAGACTCTTTAGCCATTCTATCTACTGAAGAACCACCAAATGTATATTGTCTTTGCCCTTTAATTGGAAATATAATTATTTCCTGATTAACAAACAGATTCATTCCTTCTGCCATCCAGAATTTAATCATCATATTAAGAGACCTAGCACAATCAGATTTTTGATTAGTACTTGGAGTTTCTCCTTCTCCAATTACACCAACAAGCTGAAGAGCTTCTGTAATTATATCATCTCTTTCTATTGAAAAATTAACTGATCCACTTGTAGCCATTATTTTTCCTTTTTATGGTAATGTTTTATTGTAAAGTCGCTATCCTCATCTGGATAATCTATTTTTGGATGTCGTACTCTTAAATATTCATACAACATAGTATATCCCTTTTTCTTTGTATACCACAATGAAGCACTATATCCTGACATAATTAACCAAGGACTAAATACTGCTGCAAATATAACTAAGTTCCATTGGTTTTCCTCTCCTAAATACATATAAGGAGACAAAGCTGATTGTAATAACATTTGTGTTAATGCACCCATAGGTGCACCAATAACTACTGCATTTAATAAACTTTTCTTATATGACCAAGGTGCTTTTCTTTCTTGTCTATTAATACGTTTTAATACTAATTGTATATAAATACCTACCACAGTATTTATTATTAGTGGTAAAAATAAAATTAATAAATAAGCATACCAAGGTACTGCCGTCATTTGGGATACTTATCTTTTATAGCTTTAATTGTTTTCTTCCACTCATCAATACCATTATGGTAGATGTCATCTAATTGATCTTTTATTTCTGGATATTCTTTTTTACGTTTATCGTGATATTGCATTGCAATTACTTTTGCTAGAATGACATTTTTCGCAATAACATCCCCCTTATGCCATGTAATTCGGTCAGGGTCGTTATCTATAACCGCCACTTCTGCATCAGGATTTATTGCTTTAATTGCTTCAATTACTGAGCCAGTTGTTAGATAACTCATGCTCCCACCTCTACTAATACTATTGTTGATTTACTAGTTTCCCCATCATCAGCACGTTGTATATTTATTGTTCCACTTTGGTCATGTCGTGCCATTTGAGTTTTGTATGTTAACGCGCTTGTAGAACTAGGGCTATCTAAGACGGTTATAAAATGATAACTACGTTGATTATCAACATCACCTATACCTATATGATCAAAAACACCTGTTGAATCTCGTAGAATTTTTAATTGGCCTACTGACCTTGAGTTATGGTCTACACTCTGTGATACTAAAACAAGCACTTTACTACTTGTTGCAGCACAAGTAATGTCTGCGGTTAATCCAGTATCGGAGAAACTGGTACTGCTCACATCAACTTGAGTTGTAGTGGTAGCAGTCACAACTTGAAGTACCTTACCAAAACTACTTGCACTATGATGAGATACTAACGCCTTTCCATTAGCCCTTGTGTAATTTACACATTGTACATCATTAGATCCAGTACTAAAAAATTCCGCCACATCTCCAGCTGCTGTAGTTATATTAGCTTCACTAGGTAAATCTAAATCAGTAGAATTATGTGTAAGTTGTAATGCTCCATCAAATTGTAAAAAGAAATGACGATTAGCATCTACAACAAAAGCACTGATAGTAGTCGTACCTGTTACATCAAAATAATCTCCATCAGTAGGAACTGTAGGACTACCAGATGCCATATCTGAACCTTTATCCCTTCCAATAGTTTTACCATTAGGATCTAAAGTACCTCCTAATTGTGGTGAAGTATCTTCTACTACGTTAGATAGTCCTGCGCTAGCAGCAGCCCACTTTACTCCAGTAGCTTCTGAAGAATCCGCTGTTAAAACGTGATCATTCGTTCCAATCGCTACAGGTAAATATGTCAGCCCATCTGAAGCTAATACATCACCTTTAGTTGTTGTCGATAATCCATTAAATATATCATATACGAGAGCATCTACGTCATTTAGCCAAGATGCTACAATAATCGTATCGCCGTCTACAAAACTTGTTGTTGCCATATTATAATCCGCTCACTGGTATTGGTGTAATAGAAGTATCTCCTGCCTTAGCACAGCCTGTTACGGCGCTTCCTGTTCTAGCAGATCTACTTATACACACTGTTTGTCCCGCATTTGCATCATCATCGGGTCTTATAAATCCATCAGGAGTTATTTTATCTTCAACTCCTCTAACTAAATCTTGAGGATGGCGTGCTTCCCAGTCGTACTCACATACAACTGCTCCATCCCAACGTTCATACATTTCTGAATCTCGGTAAACAAAATCACATACATCACATTTAACCCAATGATTTCCAGGTTGATAACCAGGATTCCTAGTTTTTTTACCAAAACTCATTTGTTAATTAACACTTTTTAATATCTAAAATAACTACCGCTTGATCGCCATTTGCAAACCCCAATGTAGTTACTGTTACGTCTCCAGTAGGACTTCCAGCATGATTTCCTATTCCACCAAAACTTCTAAAGTCTTGATGATCATTACCATTAAATCCTGAACCACATGCTAATCTATCAGTACTTCCATCGTGTTCTACAAAAATTTGACCAGCTGCGGTTGGGTTACTAAACCAAACCTGATCTATTTTAATTTTTGCAGCAGTGGTATCTCCCGTAAGAGTACCATCTTCTGAGAAATCATATACTACAGAATCAGTTAATTCAGCACCATCTGATAAAATCGTAACATGTACTACTTGGCGTTTTGACCCATCAACTAGTTTAGTTAACGTTGCACTTGCTGCCATTATATATCTCCATTAATTTAAAAATAGGGGGAGATAACTCCCCCAAATAAAACTAAGCTATTAGTTATTAACTGTCAATAGCTGGTAATACGTAACCTGATGCTGTAACACTACCAGTACCAAGATTATCGAATTGACCTACGCCATCACAGTCTGCTAATACTTCACTACCAGTATCAAGATGCATTGCTCTGTTATGAGCAACCCAACCATCGTTAGCAGTTGTATCATTATTAATTAAAACATCAACTGCCGTTAATAATGAAGCATAATAATTATGTGCAACAAAACAGTTATTTAAATCTTTGCCTGTAGCACAGGTAATCATTGCCAAAGCATTTGCATTATCAGTATTAAAACGATTATGTGTAAATACTAAGTCTTGTAAATCATCAGTAATGCTAAGAGGTGAATTAATAGCTGCATCAACTCCATAACCAGTACAATGATCTACAGTTAAACCATCAGCTGTATTGGCAGCACCACTTGGTGTAATATAATCCACAAAGTTAAGGTCTGTACCAGCTTGTTTAAAGTTGCAATAACTTAATGTACAATTAGCTGCAGTTGGAACAATAGCAGCAGCAACATCAGCAAAGTTAGCATTAAATATCATATTATGTAAAGTAACGTTAGCAGCACTAACAGTAATAGCTGCAGCAGTTGCTGTAGTAAATGATATTGTAGGTCGTTTAGTACCTAGACCAAGACCAACTATAGCTACACCAGCCACATCACAAGCAATAGCTCCAGCAGAAGCTACGTTCTCAGCGTGACCAGGCATAACACAAATAATGTCACCTCGGTTTGCTTTACATTTGCCAATAGCACCATCAATTGTACTAAGTGGTTTTAAGTAAGTTCCATCGTTAGTATCAGAACCACCAATACCACCATCGGGTAATACTCCTGAGTTATTAACCCAGAATTGTTTTCCAGGATAAAGCGTTAATAATGGCATTCCTTTAATAAGTACACCATTTGCCCATCCATTAGGGTAACTTGACATTCCCATTTTATATCTCCTATTAAGAAAAGTAGGGGGGAAGAGGGTACTTCCCCACCTAACAGTTTAGGTTTTAGGCGCCTGGTGAGCCGTAAACAGCTCTAGGATCCGTCCAACCAAATGAATAACGCTCAATTGCTTTGAATTTAGCATTCTCAGTATCAAAGTCATTGTCAATTGCAAATTGCAAAGGACGACGCTGATAGTGCTTCATACCATCCATAACATCTGTGCGTATAAACCACGCATCAGTATCATTGAAATAATGATTAACGTTTACACCGCCTGGGAATTTACCCATGCTGTATAGTGCGTTAATATCATTGTCAGCAGTACCGACACGATGTGGTGTACCTAATATACGTTCAGCCTCATAAGAAAGGTCTACAGGTATATTTAGCGTAACAGGATGTACAGCGATTTTTAATCCTCTGTCATCCGTATATTTCGCAATATCAATACACGATTGTTCTAACGACGCTTCTGATAAATCAGCTGCAGTTGTTAGTTCGTTGGCCCATGTTCCACCAGCCACGTTAACGTGAGCAGTAGAGCATAGTTCAACTCCGTCACCACCAGTAAAAGAGCTGTTAAAAGCTCTATTGTATACATTAGCAGCAACATTTTCTTTAGTTTGTCTCATTGAGTAAGCCAAACCTTTGGCACGTTTTTGTGCAACAACGCTGTAAAGGTCGTCTTCGACCATTTCACGAGTTACAATAAAACCGTTTGCGTACACAACGTGAGTGTATCTTGTTAAAAAGCCTTGACGCTCTTCATCATAAGATATTGCAGTACCTTCTGGTTTAGCAGTTGCTAAGCCAAAAGAGGTAATGCCCATGTCTTCTTCATAGTTCTTACTTGAATTGTAAGAATCGAATAAGGCACTCCACTCAACTGTGTGCTCATTGTATGATTTTCCATACCACGAATTGACGCCAGGCCAAAGGGCTTTCGCAAAAGAGCCAGTTGTAATAGTAGCCATTTGTTATTTCTCCTTAGTTTATATACCTGCCGTTCCGCTGTCATTCTTGTATGCATGCATGTTCAGCATTACAAGCCATCTAGCGTTCGCGGAAGAAACATCATTGTCTTCTCTCTCAACTAAACCTATAACTTTTAATGGTGTACCAGCGGTTGTTACACCTGAGCTAGTATCAATTTCCATTCCAGAGGCACCAGTAGTGGTAGAGCCAGAACCTATTACAACATCAGCGTTTTCGCCAATACCTGTAACAGCCAAACTAGCATCGTCACCTTGTGCTTCATAAATAGTCATTGGATCATCATTGATATACACCGCTAAGGATGTAGAAGCGGCGTGATGTACTCGTGCTAAGTTGTCAGGATCAATTTCCCAACCAACTACAACACCAACAGCTATATCAGCTGTAGCGCTGTCAAAACGATCAACACCACCATAACCACCACTGCCAGAGGCAGTACCAGTTGCTTCTTTTTCAACGATATCACCAAGAAATAAGGCATCGTTAACAGAGTAATACTTACGTACGCGGCCTGTGTATGCGCCGCCAGATAAATGACCTACTGGTCTAAAACCATTTGGTCTATCTACGTTAGCCATAATATTTACTCCTTAGGTTAATTTATGCGCTTCCTTGTGCAGAAGTCATTAACTAGATTTATGATCTAAATCTAAGTTTCCGTAATGACCCTCTTTACTAGTTTGCGCGTATAGTTCATCTTCTATTTCGTCGATCCTTGCCTGTTTAGAGGCTTGATCTTCTTCATAGTACGTGCGGTCAATAGCCATCAGGTACAGCATTTCTCCAGTCGAGTTACCGACTTTACAGACAACGCTTCCCGTTGCTTTTGATCCATCAACTTTTTTATCTCCCACAGCTAGTCCTTTATCAGTTATATACTCATAACCAGCGTTCTCAAAAACTTGACATCTATTTTTAGTGTCTAAAACCCACCTTGCAACTAAATGTTTAGGTACGTCGTCAACATTTAAAATCTGCCTAGCTTCCGCCATAGGTACTCGCTTTGGGCGATCTAGATTTTTTTCTACTTTGCTTGTCATATCTATAATTCTCCTATTCTATCAAGCTCTTCTATGTATTCATCTATAGAGTCGACAGCTCCAGCATCGACAAACGACTGTCCAATCTGAGCGTACATTTCCCGCGAACCCGCAGGAAGATCATCCAGTGTTTTTCTCTTTTGTGCCCCATTCGGGCTTGGCTTTGTGGTTCGTCTAGTAGACGCAACAGGTGATGCGCTCGGCACTTGTTTTCCAAATTGCTCAGGATAACGAATTTTTACTTCATTATCTGTGTACTCAAGTACATCATCAATTGTAGCCTGTGGATTACCTGAACGAAATCCAACAGCAATTGAATCAGCATATTGACGCATGTCTGTATTAGTACGATACCACTGATTACTGTCTATATACTCAGCTATTTTTTCTTGAGTGTATTTTTCTTCGACTTGATTATCAACATTCGGCACAGCCGCAGATATTGATGGTTCAGACCGAATTTTACTCATTTCATTATCTATAGTAGCTACTCTGTCAAATTCACCTTCTTCCATAGCAGATACTTTTTGTTCAGAAAGTTCTTTTAAGACTTTTTGTCTTTCATCTTCTCTAGTTGCAGCTTGTATATTAGCCATTTTTTCTACCATAGCATTTAGTTTATCTATTTGCTTTCTTTGAGTACCCATAGTTTTGAAATACTCTCCTCTTTCTAAAAAGACTTGTGCATCTCTCCACTGTGTAGGATCTCCATCCCATTCTTCTTGAGGAACCCATCCTTGTCCACGAGCTGCCTCTTGTATAGGATCGTTTCCTTCTGCTTTAATATTAGCTTTTTTCTCAGCTTCAATTACATCACTTTCATCCATTGGTACATCTATTTTTTCTTTTGTTTCAACCTTATTTTGCTCTTTAGTTAATTCTTCTTTAGCTAAAGGTTTAGATTCAGTATCATCATACTGCGCTATAAAATCACTCATCTTGTTTTTTCTCCGTTTCTACAATCTTACAAAGAACGTCTCCATCGTCTAGTACAACAAAATCTTCTTCTGTATCAGGATCTTTTATTAATTTTCCCCCATACCGTGAATATAGTATTTTATCTCCAATCTCTACCCAAGGCTTTTTTAAGATTGCATTTTTGTTGTAGTCTACCCAAGCTAAAGGACCAATATCTATAACTATTCCTACTGACATAGTTGCTTTATATAACTTTTCATCTACAGCTATGGCAAGTTTAATATCTGTTCCTTTTACTTCGTGAGATGTTTTTACATTATCAGGCTTTACTATTAATCTATATCCTAAAGCCTTAAGCATCTGAATATTCCTTTGCTGATTTATCTTCTTGCGTTTCTTCTGTTTGTTCATCAGAAGGAATGCCTTCATTTATTAAATCAATAACAGCATCTATAAGTTTACATCTACCAATTATTTCTACATGAGTCATTGCTGTGGTATCCATAGTTTCTCCACATAACGCTCCTCTAGAAAACAAATCTTGTAACTCACCTTTTGCTGTTTTTAAATAGTTTACTAACTCTTGTGTGTAAACCATGCCTTTCCAAGCGTATCTATCTCCGCTCATATCTATTCTCCTCTATTAGGTTAACTAGTTGTATTTTCTTTGGCGTTCTCTGCTTGTGCTTTATCCGCCTGTGCTTTTGCTTTTATTTCCTCTTGTAAAATTTTTAATTCTTGTAACTGAATATCCATCTCTTTTTCTTTTGCTTCCATCATCAATTTAGCTTGCTGTAATTCAGCATCAAATTGAACTTTTAACTTCTCAAGTTCTGTTCTTTCTACTTCTGATTGAGCTTTAGCCATAGTTAATGTAGCATTTGCTTCATCTCTAGCCGCTTGATATTGAATTTTAACTTTTTGCATCTCTTGCTCAGAAGCTTGTAATTGAAGTTCTTGCATTTTAACTTGTGCATCAAAATCTGGCTGTGGTTCAGGCATTTGCATTAATTCAGCTATGTTATCTTGATCTTGAGCTTCAAGTATGCGTTTAGTAGCAACTTGAGGATTAACAGACCCTAGTTGTAACAATGCCATTAATGACTCAGCTTTAGCTAATTTTTCAGCATTAGATACATTTGTTGGGTCGCTATTAGGAACAATGTCCATTGACTCATCTTCAAAATCTGCTTTTCCAATAACTGCTATTTCATCTTCAGGACCAGATTGATCTAGTACTGCAAAATATTTTTCATCTTCAAGGTATAACATATTTAATCTATATACTTTTTTAAATTCTCGTTTCATTGAACGATGTATTCTTTTGTAAATACTAGAAAATACTTGTAGCCCCTGTCGTAATACTTCTGATGTAGTTGACCAAGGTTGATTTTGACCAGGATTTTCTCCAGTCATTAACTCAGTAACTGAACTAAGTTGTTGCCCACTAGAAATCATCATACCAAGTAATTGAAACAATACAGTTGATGGTTGTTTTGTTGGAAGAGGTACAATACCTTTTCTTAAATCATCTCCAATTGTATTAACATATCTCCATTCTCCAGGTTTAAGTGGAGTATTACCATTTGGTATTTTAATACCTTTAGCTAAAAATCCTGATTGTAAATTATCTAACGTACCTGAATCAATAAGCTGATTTATTAAAGTATTTGCTGCTTCGTTTAATGGACCAAGTAAATTACCAAAGCCCATTCCGTACACGCCTGAGTTAGGATCATTTATAAATACATAATTTGTAAAATATTCTACAGGTTTTATAGAAATTATTTCACCTTTTTCATTTGTATCTATGCCTGTTTGATCGTACCTTGCGGCTACACGAACTACTTCTTTAGTATCTTTATGAATTGTAATTACATAAGGCTCTTCATATC